CCCATAAGCCTTGCAAGCCGCTGCAATCAGTCCGTCTGCTTTTTCTTTTTCGATTTTTCCGTTCGCCATGCCTTTTCTCCTTTTTATTATTTATTCATTTTTTTTATTCGACGTTGAGCGTTCGACCTGTCTGCGTGCAACGCACAGGCAGATGTTCGATGTTCATCTTTTTCTTGCCCTCACGCTGCCGTCCCCTGCGCTTCAACCGCTGCATCCCAGTCCGGGTGCCAGGGTATTGTATAACACCCGCAGTTAATCGTATTTTTCGCAGATCCCTTTGGATCCCGGGGGAAAGAAAGCTTTTCACCGCCAATATCAAAATCCTCATCCACTTTCCGTTTCTGGCCGTCCGCCGCCACGTGCGACAACCTCGGAACCCTGGAGGTTGCCCCATGCTTCCATTCTTTTCCAAGCCCTGGGACTACTTCCGCAGCCCGTTTTCTTCTTGCCTGACTTGCCATTTCCAGCACACGACCGCATTCATTTCTCGTAATTGTTTCAGCCCGGGCGGCAATGCTCTTAAAAATACTTTTGTCTTTCAAATTCCGTCCGACCGCCTGCATAACATCATAAGGAGATTTCTGGCCGATGATTCCCATGCTCATTTGCTGTGTAATCTTCCGCGCCGCTGATTTGCCCAGATTAACAACCAGGTCTGCGGAAAAATCCTGCATAATACCCAGGGCAGCCATGTCGATTTCAGGGATTACCGCATATATCCCGACTTTTCGTATTGGCAGATCCACCATGTCGATCCCATGATTCCAGAATTCCATTTGTGCATCCCGCAAATCAATTCCATATTGTGTCCCAAATCCCCGCATAGTTCGCTCGATAGCAGCCTTTAACTCAGGCAAATGATATGCCTCCCATTCCGTAGATGCCACGGTCGCTGCGACATCTTTTCGAGCAGCAGACAGCAGCTTGATCGCACGCTTCACAGCAGCATTTTCCATACTGTTCGCCTTGCCAACCAGCTCTTTTACTTTTTTCTGAAATGCCCGCTCTTTTGCAGTCGCCACTCTAATCCTTACCCCTTAATCCTCTAATCCTTGATTAAATCATCATAATCCGTTTCATCATCCGGCAGCCTTTTCTTCGCCTCATCAATCTCTTTCGCCGCATCGATCTCATACCCAAGATAACTGGTTACAAAAGCAAATATCTGCGTTGCTGTATCCCGTGTAATCCACCTGTTGCTTTCGGCAACGGTCAGCGCAGATGCTAATTGCGGCACGCCATTAACCATTTTGGCCAAATCCTTTTTTGAGATCTCAGGCATAGTCACAGAAAATCCTGCCTCGGCCTGGGCCGGTGTGAGCCTGCCTGCAATTGCCGCCTGATCGATGACAAATTGAATAACCATCTCCAGGATATATTTCAGGTAGTCCTGACGCTGTTTCAGGTCCTGGATAGGCACCTGCCCAAATTGATCAGCTTCTGTCTGATATGCCTTCCCGCCCTCGCCAAACCATGACGCAGGTCGCCCCGCAGCGCCCATGACAAATGCCTTTCCCATATCAAAGCCGGTCTTGGAATCGGTTGCCTTCAGATCCGGAGAGACAGCGCTCCATGTTACGTTTTCGTTATGTGCTCGAACGGAGCCAGGTTCCGGCGCGGGATTATCTCTTAACCAGGTTCGGATTTGCTCCTCATCCATACCCTTTAGGAGCACATCCCACACAAAATTGTTGAGAAATTCAGCCCGTTCCAACTGGTTGAATCCGTTTCGCTCCAGGGCGTCTATCCAGTCAACCAGCGTTAAATAATCAGATCTCCCCCGCGGAGAATTTAAAGGCCGGTTGATCGAAAAAAAGAAGCAATCGCCCACAAGCCGGTCATAAGTTTTAGATTGCATGCTATAATCTTTCCTGATCACGGCATGTTTTTTTCCCGCGCGCCCAGCGCTGCCCTGCATTTTCACTTGCATGATCTGTTTTACATTCAACGGATTCACATACACGTCTGCAATATTAGTCGGGTCCACGTATCCTAAGCGCACATGGCCGTTAACCGGGTTAACCGTGACCGGCCAGCATTGCTCTCCAAGCAGGCCCAGCCACATGGCCATATCAGGAAAATCAATATCCATCCGGTTTTCAGGATCCTCCCAGAATCGATCTATAATTTCTTGCACAGCCTCATCATCAGACGCAACCTTGATTTTTCCTGCGAAAAGAAAACTCCTGTCCATGATAGCCAGCCGTCGCATCATAGCGGATGAATCATGCATGAAATAGACAATCTCAAACATCCGATCCTGCGCAATCGGAGTCAAATCCCTGCGCTGCTGATTGTTTCCGGTGAGCCTCCGGTATCCTTCATTATTCGGATCATGGTTTGCGCTGATGGGCAGAGCCATTTTTGCCGACTTAATCTCCTCTGCTACGATCTCGCGTATCTGATCATCACTTTTAAGCCCCGGCGCCAACTTCCTCGCAAAATATTCTCGAACACTCATAGTTTTTTATCCGTTTTTTTATTCGATGTTGGACGTTCGATGTTCATCCCTTCCCGACTTCCGGCCTCTGATCTCTGACCTCTGTCCTTTAACTCTTCCCCTGATCCCAAGCCCCATGCCCCTGATTCCCGACTTTCTTCCACTCATCCGCTCTTTCTTTTCTGGATCTCTGCCAAGGCATATCGCGTTGCCGCTTCCCTGCAACACGCTCACCACCATCTCCAGGCCATCCGGGCCATCATCGTTGACATTCTTGTTCAAAATATACACAAGCTGCTCGATAAGCAGGTTTTGATCGCTGTGATTTTTCAGGAACCGGAGTTTGCCGTATTCCACGAGATAACTTAATGTCCCGATAATCCGGGCTTCTTTGTTCGTGCTGTGATGCACCGCCATCCAGGGGATATAACGCCCGACTTCTCTGGCATAATTCTGGATGGCTTCGTGCAGGAAATCTTCCAGCATATTGTCTTCAATCCATGCGTTGCCGCCATATTCATCGTGCTGATGATAAGCAGCCGCAAACATTTCTCCAGGGCTGGCATGTCGAATCCACGCGTGACGCACGTAGAAAATCATCTTCTCTCTGTCCAGGCTCACAGTAATAATTGCTTTATAATCGTTGTTTTCACCACTCTTAGCGCTGGGATCCACGGCAGTCGCAGATGCCATCGTCAAATCCTGTATTTCTTCCGGCTCATAATAGATAATCCATTCTTCAGGAAACGGGCTGCCTTCCGCCCCGGTCAAGTTCATCATTTCGGCATTGAAATCAACCGTGCTCATCTGCCTGCGTTTTTTGTCCAGACGTTCAGCAGACCACAGCGCAGGCCACAGCGGCCTTTGCCCTGGCTTGCCGTAATCAATCCAGGCACGATAGATGCGGCTGACATATAGAGGCTTATTCTCTTCGTCTTTTTCAGCGATGAATTGCGATAAAACACTTTTCGGATGGAACAGATTACCGATCATCAGGAAGGTGTATCCGGCGCCCATCGAACCGATCACCGCCCGCGTCAGCCAGCGCTTGCCTTTTGTCACAAGCTTTGGGTTTTCAACGTTTTCGTCGTTTTCAAAATCATCTACCACCGCGAAATCAGGGCGATATTGGCGGTTTTTTAATCCACGGACTTTTTCGCCCTGGCCCCTGGCGAGAACACGCACTCCATTGCTGCAGGTGAAATCGTTCTTTTTCCAGGTGACACTTCGCCTTCCGCAAGCGCTCTTGAGATCGCCGAAATCGTGTTTCAGGCGCGGGTTTTCTTCCAATTCTGTGCGAATCGCAACGGTAAAGCCTGTAGACTGGTCGTTGGTGTCTGATATAATGAGTTGGAACCAGCGCAGGGTATAGCAAATATTGCGGATAGGAACACCCAGGGTAAAAAAGGTTGATTTGGCATGCTCTCTGGGAGCTGCGACAAAAACCGATTCATCCCGGATCTCGGTCAGCGATTCCCATTCTTCGTGAAAATCTCCGAATTCAACCGTGAAGTAATGCGGAAGATACGTGGCGCAAAAATACAACAGATCGTGCTTTGCCCGCGCGATACGCTCTTTCTTCTTTTTTGGCGTGTCGTTTTTAAACGGCGAAACAGATTCAACGATCCAGCGCTTTAAATCATCCGCATACTGGTCGAACCTCTGTTCTGTTAATTTAGGCCGTTTCTGCATTTCGTTCCTTGAATCGCTGGATTATTATATCAAAGTTTCTGGCGAGAACCTTGAGCCCTTCGGGATCGATCTCTTTCAAGATGTCCGCCACAAATTCCATGTCTTCTAAAAATATTTTAGGTCGATCTGTCTGTACTGTTTTTTCTTCTTTTTTATCTTTTCGCGCTGCCATCATTTCCAGGCGGACAGCGGCATATACCTGTTGAGGGTCTAAAGTATTTAATGCCTGTCTGAGTAGTTTTCGCCTGAGCTTTGTTGTATCCCTGTGAATATCCGCAAATTGCTGCCGGTATTCCTTTTTTCGATCCATCCAGGATGAAGATTTCTGTTCCGGATCATCAGGATCCGGCTGGCCCGTGCCCCAGCGCTTGAGCTGTGCAACCGATACGCCGGTGATCCCGGCAACTTCATCAAAGGTTTTGCCGTTAACAATGTAGAGCTCTTCAGCTTGTTCTC